GTGATGTAACTGCAAATGTAGTTAAGCCAACAATTTCAGTAGTGCAAGTTGGGATAGGAACAAGAAATTTAAAAGAAACACCTGAAATTGAATGGTTTGATAATGAGCCACTTACTGACTTTTCAAATGTAGGAAGCTATGTTGTTTATACAGAAGATACATCAGCAAATAAAATAGGTGAAGATATTACATATTACATTGACCATACAAGAGAAAGAATAGATGGTGTTAGATTCCATTGGCAAAATAGATTAGGTGGTATTGATAGTTACACCTTTGATGGTGCATTTACAGAAGGCATCAACATATCATCTAAATCATACGAGCAAAGCATATACCCTGAGTTTAGAGGTCAGTTGGGTCAAAACACAACATCAACAAAAGTTTTAAATGGAGATGTTCCTAATTATCACACAAGCAACTCGGATGTTACTTATGGTGCTACTGTATCTAGGGTAGCAGGACTTACTGATGATAAATATCCATCTGTAAGAAAGTCAAAGGTTAAAGCTGTGAAAGAAGGAACAGCAATATCAAGACCTTATGGATTTGGAGAGCAAGATATGTTTGAGGACTTATTAGCATCTCCAAACGTATGGATAGAAAAAGGTTGGAGAGGTAAAGAGGTTTATAGGGAAGATTGGAGTGGTTATGGTAGTACATCTAACATTACAGATAATTGGACTGTTTTTGATGGTGATTTTACTACTGATGGTGGTTTATCAACTGTTGATGGACATATCACAGGAACAAGAACTTACAAAAAGGGTAATAACTCAGGTTCAGATGATAGTGTTTATGCAATGAGCAAGAAGTTTATTAAGTACAACCCTAAAAGCATATATGAGATAGAGATAAGAATTAAAAGTAGCGGTAGTGGTTTAGGTTATGATTATGTTGGGTTTATAGGTTTTAAAGCAGACAAAACAACAAAGGTAGATACAACAGGTGCTAACGCTAATGGAAATGACCATTTTGTTACCCTAAAAGCCTATGACCAACAAGCTAACGATAAATTTGAAACATTTAGAGGTTATGTTTCAGGAAACTCTACAACTGCTGCTGTTCAATCCAATAATATAAATACAGCAACAACAGCTTACGATGGTATTGAGTTTATATCGCCAATGTTTGCGATACATCGTGATGGTGCTTCGGGAGTAGCAGGTATAACACAAATAGACCACATTATAGTAAGAGAGTATCAAACAGATATACCCAACTCTAATGGTTGGTATTCTACACTAAATAGAAATTACTATGTTCCTGTTGTTGTTAAGGATGCTAGTGTTACTACATTTGACAACGAGAACTTACAAAGATGTACTTTAAACTACATAGAAAGCAAATCTAAAAGAACAATAGAGTAATGGCAGAAATAAGAGTTGAGATAAGAGATTTTACTGATAACACATTAGGTAATCTTGATATTACATCAAGCGATGACTTTCCTTTATCTTTAAGTTTTCAGAACTTTGACATAAGAGATTTTAACTCACGTAGTGGTAGCTTTAGTAAAAGTTTTAAAGTTCCTGCTACAAAGAACAACAATATTCTTTTCAATCAAATATACAAAGATGGTAATATAGACAGAAGAAACATATTGAAAGACTTGCCATCTACTATATATTCAGATAACCTTCCTATAATATCAGGTAAGCTAAGATTAACGCAAATATATAAGAATACAAGTGTTTTGGAATACGACTGCGTTTTCTTAGGAGATAATATGAATTGGGCAGATGAAATAAAGAACTTGGACTTAGATGATTTGCAGTTCAGTTCAGCATCTTATTCTACATATCCTATTGCTAACCAACAAGATTGGACTTTTGAAAACGCTAGAACAACATATCCTGCTTATGAATTTAACAAAGACAATTTAGTTTACCCATTACTAACAGTTGGAGAAAGTGATAGTGGGTCTGATAGCACTATGGATAGCGACTTCGTTCCTTGTGTTTATGTAAAGAATGTTTGGGATAAGATATTCCAAGCGCAAGGATATAGCGTGTCATCTACCTTTTGCAATAGCGACTTGTTCAAGAACCTTATAATGCCACTTATATTTCAGAAACCTAAAGACATAACAGATGTATCTTTTGGTAAAGTGTTATCAAGTGTAGATGAAGAACTAATAGAGTTTGACTTCGCAACTACGGGTTCTCTAACATCAGCTAGAAGTGTTGCTAACGCAGGATATAACTTAAACTTTAATCCAAGTTCAACTACATTTACATTACCATTTTTAATTTCAGCAAATACGCTTACTGATGATTCTCCTACTATTCAAGGTGAAGATACCGATGATTATGGTAATGCACAACTTGGAACAGCACATACGGGAGGTTTTAAGAATGGTTTGGTAGTCGCTGAACAAGGAAGTGGGGTTTTCGATATTAGCGGCTCTGTAACTGTTGAACTTGAAAGTGATGGTGTTATGCCTACTAGTGCTTTAGGATTTAACTTTACTGAGTATCAAATTACAGCAAGTATAGTTAAGATTACAGGTGCAGATGATGACACAAATACATTTGAAGAAATATTAACAGGCTCTACTGAAAACACAATCATACAACACACTAGTGCATCTACAAATCCACATACCTTTAACTTTAACCCTGACAATGGTATTGAGGCAGCAGCAGGAGATAAGTTTGCTATTAAGGTTGATGTCAAGCACATTAAAACATTCTTAGATACAAATCTTGGTCAAGTAACAGAAAGACCTAAGTTGAAAGTAAAAACAAAAGCACAAAGTTATTTGCAGATAGAACAGACATCTGCCTTCTTTAATGGAGAAACGATAAAAGGTATTAATAATATGTTGCCAAAAGGTAAGCAGTCTGACTTCGTAAAAGGTATTGCTCAGATGTTTAACCTTCAGTTTGAAACAAATCCAATAACTAAACAAGTTACTATTGAGCCTTACGATTACTTCTATGAAGGACTTAACAATGCTATTGATTGGACTGATAAAGTAGATTACTCTAAATCTATAAAAGATGAGTTTATATACGACATAAAATCTAACATAGTATTCAAATACAAAGATGCTAGTGGTGATGGATTGCTTGAAAAGTTTAACAAAAGAAACACCCTTGATTGGGGTGCTTATGAAGAAAATGATACAAGTGGTAAATTTCAAACAGGAGAATACAAAGTAGAAAACAGCTACTTCTCACCTACATTTAATTGGTATGAGCCTAACTATGTATCTGCTAATTTTATAGAAAGAAGTCCTCTTGTGCCGATGTATTTCTCTGATGATAGCGACTTATCATTAACCAATGCAATAGAAAGACCTGAGAAAGATTTTGAAATAGGTGCAAGAATACTTATTAAAGGTGGTGGTGATTATTCTTCTTTTAATGGAAAAAGAATGTTTCAATTCTTTGATGTTGACAATCTTTCAGGTGGTAGTACATATTTTTATTACGGTTTTAATAAAGCATCATTCATTGCTTTTGACAATTTAGTTTCAAGTAATGATTTAACAACACCTGAGATAAGTGCTTTATCACAAGCAACAATATCTGATGGGCATCAATTAGTTGACTACAACTTATCATTTTCTGATGTAGTTCACGAAACAGTAATATCATCATCTGACCAAAAGTTAAGGGGTTTGTTTTTCAACTACTACTCTAAGATGGTGAACCAATTAAAACAAAATCCAAGATTAAAAGTTATATATATAAATCTAACTCAGTCAGACATATCTAGGCTTGACTTTAAGAAGTTAATATTTATTGATGGCTCTTATTACCGATTGAATAAGATAATAGACTTTAAGCCACACGAGAAGGAATCTACTAAGATAGAGTTACAAGAGTATTTCATACTTGGCAAATCAGTTAATCCAACAGCTTTAGATATAGATGTTGAAAACTTAAATATGTAATGAGAAGTATAAAGAGAGTAAAGAAGCTAACTAAATTAATTCAGCAGGACACATTAAAAGATAAAGTGTTTGCAACTATTGATGGTGTATTACAGCCAATAGTGTATAATTCAACACAGATTGATGGTAGTGTAAACAAGCAGAATGTTTTTCTTACTCCACAAGAAAGAATATTAAAAAGAAACAATGCTTCTAATACAAAGTCTGTATCAACCGTACAAGAATTGGTTGTAACCGATGGTGTTGAAACTGCTGTTCAAACAACTCCTCTTTTTGTGTTTGACTACCAAAGAGGTTTTGCCGATGTAACAAGCGGTGGTAACATAAAGACTTGGCTATCTTCAGTAGGCTCTAATAAATTAACTCAATCAGATGCTAATAAAAGACCTGATGTTGGTGCTAATGGTGGTGGTATCAATAGGGTTGTACCTGCAAACTTCGTACAACCAAACTTTGATTTTCTTAGCCTTTCAAGTACAGTAACACTTTCGGGAGATTTTACTATGTTCTTTTTTATCATAGCAATTCCTTTTCCAATACCTAAAAAATTTAGACTGCTAGGCAAGAGTGATGATAATGATATGTACTTTTCTATTGGAGAGTCTGTAAATAAATCATACAAGATTAGCTTCGCATCAGGAAGTACAGCAGAAGCCGCTATATCTACTCCATATTGGGAATCGCACAGCACAAAGATTCTTATAACCGTACAAAGAAAGAGTGATGCTTTAATTATAAGAGAAAATGGAACGCAAGTGTTTACGGGAACAACTCCTACATCAGACTTTGTTTTCGACCAATTTGGTAAGTTAGGTAACGATGGTTTTGAAACATTCAATGGTAATGTATATCACTTCTCTGCTTATAATACTTTAATCTCTACCAACCTAGAGGATTTAGAAAACTCAATAATAACACAATCACTATTAGCAACAGAGTAATGAAAGATATACTAAAGACATTTGATATAGCAATCAATAAGGTTGGCAAGAGGTTTGTAAAAAAAATACAGCAAGAACTTGCCAATCAAAACCATATTGCATCAGGACATCTGCACGATACTATGCACTACTCATTAGATGAAGGTAAGAACTATGTTGATTTAATTATTCAGTCTAAAGCAGACTATGTAAGACAGGTTAACGAAGGTCAGAAGCCTTTTAAATGGGATGTGTCTGAGATAATGAATTGGATGGATGAAAAAGATAAAAATGGAACAAATAAAAAATTTCCTTCTGATTCTAAAGAAAGAAAAAAGATAGCATTTTTAATTGCTAAAAAAATAGCAAAAGAAGGAACTCCCACAAGAAACAGCAAGGAGTATTCTAACAACACATATAGAAAAGGTTTTATCAATAGAGTTGTAGGAAGTAATGAAAGACATTTTATTAATAACATAGATAAAGCAATATCAACAGACATAGATAACATATTTAAAAAATTACCAAAGAAAATATAATGGCAAAAAAGCAGCAATCAATATACGAAATTAAGATAAAAGGTTTAAATGATATTAAATCATTAAATACTGAAATAAGTAAATTAAATGGTAAGTATGATGGCTTAAAAGATAACTCTAAAAAGCTAGGAAAAGGACTAGATGATGTTGGTAAAGCAGCAAAAGGAACAGGTAATAATATGAATAATATGACCAAAGCCTATGCTACTGCTATATTAGCTACTGATGCTTTTAAAAAGGCTTTAAATGTTCTTAAAAGAGAAG